CATTTGTTTGGACATTATTTGGCAGATTTACATGCAATAGATGATGAGAAGTCAGATTTAGTAGCAGATACCATTGCTGATATGATTATGAGTAAAAATAATTTAGGAGTTAAAAAATGATTGCTGAAGAACTTAAATCAGAACGAGAAAAAAGATTAATTAAAGATCACAAGAAACGAATGTACAATATGAGATTTATGGGATTAGATTGGCAAGAGATACATCAAAAAAGGTGGGACGGTGATGATTGTTCAAACGATACTTGTGATTGTGAAGAAATTTATAATAAAGAAAAAAATGTTTAAGTGGTTAGTTAAAAAATGGTATAACCATAGTCCAATATGTAATTGTGGATGGGCTATGAAACCATTTGAAAGTTGGACAGATAGATATCAATGGAAATGTGTATGGAAAAGTTGCGGTTGCGAAGCATTTCAATCTGATAATGGTAAATTACATTGGTTTCAAGGAAAAAAATCAATATAACGATCTTTTTAGACGTTTTCAGGGCAGTGCGCAATACTTACTTGTGAAGTATGATGATAATTAAATTTCGTATCCATAGAAGATGATGAAGCAATTATCATTATTGACAAATAACAATTAGAGAAAGAAGGACAGTTATGGCAGATAAAAAAATAAAAGGTTATAGATTTTCACCAACTACATTAAGGTCAGGAAAAGGTAAAAACTTTCTTTGGCTTGAATTCGAATTAAGTTGGTTCATCGAAAAAGTTCACAAAATTTATATTGATAGAGAGTTAATGCAGAGAGTTTTTGCACCTTGGAAATCTTCAAGGATTGATAACTATTTTGCATCACTATTAGATGGTACAGGATTATTTAGTATTCGTATATTAGTGGAAGTTAATTCTATTATTATGGATATTGAAGATAGACTAACAGAGTTTACAAATCAAGATGATGAATACGAAAATTTAAAGTATACATTAGATTATATGGTATCATTGAAGGAAGATGGTAAAGAATATATTTTGCTTGATGGTCAACATAGAATTAAAACTGAAAAGTCTTGGATGGCTCCCGAAAAAGGAGAAGTTGCTTATAAACCAACAAACAAGAAATTAAATGAAAAGTTTACTACGTTAACTGGAGAAAGTGTTAAGTTAACAGGTAAAGAATTTGTTAAGTATCCTTCTGAGGTTCAAGAATTAATCAGAGAAATTAAAGTTCCTGTTGTAGTAATCCAATCAGCATCAGTTGAGCAGTTAATGTCAATTTATAAAGCAGTTAATAGTGGAAGTCCATTAACAAAAATGGATTTGAGACTTGCAACATTTTCTATGGTTGCTGATTTTTTAAGGGATATGTCAAATATAGAAAAAAATCCATTTACAGTAAAGTATTTTAAACGTGCATTTAAATCTGATTTTTTGAAGAAGAGAGATGATTTAAGAACTATACTTTTATCAGTACTTTTTGCATATCCAGATGTTTATAAACAATTTGATGATAAAACTCTTGATAGTGCTTGTGAGTATGGTGCACCAATAAAGGCAAATACATTAAAGAAAGTTACCAAAGCTTGGGATGTACTTGCAGAGGGATTCTTAACTCACTATAGAGTAAAGGATACTTTTGCTGTTGTAAAGTTAGGTGGTATTAAGAACTTGAGTTTATTGATGCATACATTTACTTATCAACTTTTGGAAGGTAAGTTACCAATATTTAGCACAGAACTTAAAGGTGCTACACTTGATATTGGACGTAAGGATGCATACGTTGATCTTCTTGAAAAGATGATTATAGCATTGGATGCAGCAGATAAATATTATTATTATGATGACAATCACCAGATTACAGTTGTTGAACATAAGAACGATGATGGAACTCCGAGATATGTAACAAACATTGATCCTATTACTAAGGAAGAAACTGTTCATGAAAATGAACATGGATTTTGCAGACAAAAGATTGGAAGAAACGTTGGGAAGAATATTAATTCTCAATTAGGAAAAATGAATAACTATTTTTATGATGTATATGAAGAATGGTTAAGGGCTGGTGTACTTATAAAGAAATCTAAAAAGAGAAGTTTAACTGAAGCTGAAAAGTTACATAAGGCTTCTAAAGCAAATTGGGTTGATCAGTATACTGGAGATACTCTTATGACTTATGATGTTACTGATGGTGATAAAACTCATGCGGTGCATGTTGGTGATAAATCATATTCAGAAGGCGGAGAAGAAATGGAAGTTGGTAATGCTAATATTAATAAAAAAATCGGAACAAAGAAAGTTAACATAGGTGTTTAAAATGGCAGTGGAAGTTACAAAACCAAACGGTTATAAAAATAATGAGAAGATTATTTCCGAAGTGATGTCTGAGATTTATTCGGGTCAGGTAGACCGTGGAAATGAATTAGAGCTTCGTATTGTTGATAGATTAGCAGGATTAGTAGATGGATATAATGGATTTCAAGTGTATTGGGGTAAGAGACATGAAACTAATAATAAAATAGGTTATTTCTTTTATCAGAATGGACGGGGGTTACCACCTAGAACTTATAAACAATTATTAATTGATGGTATTTTTCCTGATGTAGATATGGTAATTATTAATCAGACGCTTGATGTTGTTTGTGTTGTATCTTCAAAAGGTGCTTTCTCTGATAGTGGTGTTTATTCTTCTGCTTGGCATGCAGAACATTGGAACTTTCCTCTTTATATAGTAACTAAAGATGAAAAGGGTTTATTTGCTACAGGTAAGACTAAGTATATAACACTTCTTAGAGAATATGGTGTAAAGGTTTATATCAGTAATCATAAGGATTATGATAAACCAACAGAAAGCGGTAAGTGGGAAAAATATGAATGGTGTGATGTGGTGAATCCAGAACATGTATTACATGTAGATATTTATAACAGAATTCTAGAAACTAAATCAGATAACAAATTTTTCAATTGGCAGGAGTAAATTAAATGGATTGGACAATTAAATACCCAACTCAGAAACCTTATCTTGATGAACGATACAAAGTATCAACTGTTTTACAAGGTCTGAAAAGACTTGAAGATGAAACTTATGAAGATTATAAGGAAAGAATTAAAATAGAAAGATCCTTATTAGATGATTATCTCAGAGGAGTACTTATACCAAATGAGTAAAATTATTTGGGGAGTATGGCTACTATTATTAATAATATGGAATTTTGGAGTTCCAAACGCACTTCCATATGAAGATGTGCTTGTTTCAATCTGTATATCTTATTTAGCAAATTACATGGAGAATAAATATGTTTGATAAAACAATAGAACTTACTGGGGAATACCCTAGTGATTTTAAACCAACCGTACCAGTAAAAGAAGTACAAAAATATTTTGATGCTTTTGAATTTTATGACGCAAGAATGATAGGTGGGGCTAAGTGGGAATATACAGAACAACATCCAGATGATTTAATTGTATTCAATGCTAATGTATTGATGCCAGGTTATGGTAAAGTATGGTATGGTGATTTAAATCTTACAGAAGATTATAAAACATTGAAAAAAATTGCTGAATCTTTAAATACAGATTTATATGTGTTGTGGGAAATGGATGCAAGATTTGGTGAAGAAATGAAACCATTGAATGAGTTATTAGATAAAGCAGTATGGAATACTACTGAAGATAATCCAACTAAAGAATGGTATAAAAAGAAAATGAATAAGAAATATGACAAAGATACGACACAGTAGATTACCAATCACATTAGAAAGTTCAGATAGATTGACAAAGGATTTTTTAGAAGCTATAGAATTTAATATATCATTAGGTTGGAATTTGTGGGTTGATGATAGTGGAAATTGGTTTCATCCACTTAACAATAATCCCAATCAATTAGAATTATTTGAAGATAAAATGAAAGGTAATAAATGAGTAGTACAAAAGGTAGCAAAAAATGTTATAGTTGCGGTAAGATGGCTAGTAAACCATATACATTTACTGTAGTACCATCAACAGGTGTTTATGGTAAACAAAAGGTTTATAGTAAAAGTGAAGCTAAGACTGATAGAGTTGACTTGAGAGGTAATAAAAGAGTTTTCATTTATAATTATTGTAATCAAGAATGTCATGCGAATAACCCACCACAGGAAATATATAAAATATAAATGGATAAAGCACTTATCTTAGATAGATTAGAAATGTTGGTTAGTTTATGCGAAAAAACAGAACCAGACGTTCCTACAGAAAGGCATTTGTTTACTGAACATTCAATATCTGTACAAAGTATGATTAAGGATATAAGAGATTTAACTAGAGGTATAACTGCTATAGATCCAGATAGTCAAAGAGATTTGTTAATTAATGTAATGAGAGATTCAAACAAAATATGGAGACTTAGAAATAAAGTTAAAAATGGTGAGTTTGATGATTTAGCAATATGTGAGTTGAATGAAACAATAGAAGATTATGTAGCTCAAGGTGCTATGATACAAGCTATTAAACATTATAGACAAGAAATGCATGATCAATTTAAAGAAACAGTTACTTTACGAGAAGCAAAAGACTATGTTGATTCTATACATAATGATATGAAAAGAAGAGGTATGAGTAGATGAGAGAATATCTTACATATGATGATGTAAATATTACACCGAAGTATTCTGAATTAGAATCTCGTGATGATGTAGACTTAACATCAAACCTTACCAAAAATATTAAATTACAAATACCAATAGTGTCCTCACCAATGGATACAATTACGGAATATGAAATGGCATATGGAATGTGGAATCACGGTGGTATTGGTTTTATTCATAGGTTTATGGAAATTGAAACACAGGCTAAAATGGTTTCCGATTTAACATCTGAAATTGAAAGTAATTGGGTGGGAAGTAAACATCTATATGAAAATTTAGATGAAGAGATTGAGAAGACAAATAGTAAAGTTCAGATACGAATATTAGAGTCAATGAAAGAAACTAAAGCGTGGTTTGAAAATCCACCATTGGGTGCAGCAATAGGAGTTACAGGAGATTGGTTTGAGAGAGCGCAAGAATTAATAAATAATGGATGTAATGTTCTACTTATAGATGTAGCTCATGGTCATCATAAATTAGTAAAAAATGCTTTGAGGAGATTAAAAAATGAGATTAGTAACACATTCGAAGTTGTCGCGGGAAGCGTCGCAACTTCAAAAGCAGCTAGACAAATTTGTGAATGGGGAGCAGACGGAGTACGAGTCGGAATCGGAAATGGAAGTCTCTGTGAAACCAGAATTAGGACTGGTGTCGGAGTTCCTTCTATTACTTCTATTTTGGATTGTGCTTCCCTTTGCGATAACTTTGGGGTGCCTGTTATTGCTGATGGTGGGATTCGTAATGTGGGCGATTCTTGCAAGTCTTTGGGTGCTGGAGCAGATTGTTTCATGTTGGGTAGTTTGTTATCAGGGACTAAAGAAACTCCTGGCGAAATAGAAAAAGTAGGTAAATGGCCTAATGAACAATTATACAAAAAGTATAGAGGATCAGCATCGTTAGATTCTAAAAAATCTAGAGGTGAAAGTAAGAATGTTGAAGGGAATCATAAAATTATACCATACAAAGGAAAAGTCAAAAGAATATTACACGACATTACGGATGGAATTCGTAGCTCTTTCAGTTATGTTGGTGCTAATGATATTACTGAGTTTCATAGCAGGGTAGAATTTATAAAAGTTACTGATGCAGGTATAATTGAAGCTCAACCACATTTGATGAAAAATTAAAAATAAATCTATTTATCCTTAAATTAGGAGATATTTATATATGTTAGATATAGATAACATAATAAGTTTACTAAGAGATGCAATAGAAGAAGAAGATTGGAGAATAGTAGAGCAGGTATTGGAAATATTAAGTATAGAAATTGATAATCCATTAGATGCATATTCAGAAGATGAAGAACAAGAAAACTTATGGTAACAAAAAGAAGGAAATAAGAAAATGAATCAAGGCGTAGTAAAATGGTTCGATAATAAGAAAGGCTATGGTTTCATAGCAGATTCTGAATCGGATACAGATAGTAAAGATTACTTTGTGCATTTTTCTGAAATTCAAACAGATGGCTTTAAGACCTTAGATGAAGGTCAAAAAGTTGAGTTTGAAATCGGAGAAGGCAAAAAGGGACTTGTCGCAATGAACGTTAAAACGACTGATAAGTAACAGTATGGGGCTGAAACGGCTTCGACAGGTGTTATTTGACAATAGAGTGCAACAGAGTTTGAGTAGACTCGTGAAAAAAGACTCACAAAACCCAAATGGCGATAATTCGCTAAACGGGTTGGTAATTGATTGGCACTTAGCCAATTCGGAAATGGTGTCCAACGATTTCGTTGAACCTGTTTCAAATTACGAACCGACTTACGCTTACGCATAAGTCCTTGGGTTGTCTAACACCCGAGCATAAAATAAGTTAGACAAACGGTTGGGTGAAATAGTATCCTACCTTAGTGGAAAACTATTCCTTAGCAACAGAGAGATGTGTTGTCGGAGTCGAGGTTACGTACTCGATGGTGTTTTGTTGATTTTAACCGATTAGAAATCAACTAAGTTGTGAATGACTCATTGAAAAGAACATACTGGACGCGGATTCGACTTCCGCCAGCTCCACAAACAAAACAAGGAGTAAAGATGTTTACTGATAGACAATCTATTATGGCATATATTATTTTAGTAGTTTTACTAAATGGATTTTTTTCTGTTAATATGTTGGAAAAAAATAAACGATTTTATAGTTCAGAAATAGATAAACAATTATCTGTTATAGATAATTTAAGAACTGAATTACAAGAGTTTTATAAGTATGGTGTAGTAGTTGATGTAACAATGTATCAACCAGTTTATCCACAAACAGATAATACACCAAATATAACAGCAGATGGAACACGTATCCGTATCAGTGAAGCATCAGATTATAAGTATGTTGCATTATCTCGCAATTTATTAAAACGTTGGGGTGGACCATTTGACTATGGGGATTTCATTCTCATTAAAGGGACAACTGAAGGTCATAAAGATGGTGTGTATAACGTAAGAGATACAATGAATCCAAAGTATGTTAACTATGTTGATATATTAGAATCTAAACACGTACAACCATACAAGTATACAGATGTACATCTTTATAAGATGAATTGGCCTACTAATTTAGTAAGTATAAATAGTAATAATTAAAAAGAGGTTATATGGCTTTCGAAGATTTCTTCGATGAAGTAAAGTTCGACTATGATGTAGAAAAAAAGAAATTCATAGATAATATGAATTACTTACAAACTATGTCAGTAGAGGAACAGACTCTATATAAGAAATGGCAAGAGTTCAATAAAGATGTTTATGGTATGACCAAAAAAGCATCTAAGTTTGAACGGTTAGATAATTCTATCTGGATGCCAACTGATATCTATAATGAAGAATTAACAGTAAATGAAATTGAATCTTTAAATCCAATTGTTGAATATGTAGAACAAGGTAATGCAAGTGATAATGAGAATTGGACATTATTGCGTAGGTTAATTCATACAATGGAATTCACAGCCAATCCTGGCAGAAATTTAAAATTTTATGTTAAAGATAAGAATACAAATAAAGTTTTAGGTATGATTTGTATGGGATCAGATGTTACTTCGTTAGGAGTAAGAGATAAATTTATTGGATGGACTAAGGATAATAAATTTAAGGATGGTAAGTTAAATTACACTTCAATAGGAACTACTATATGTTGCGTTCAACCATTAGGTTTTAATTTCTTAGGTGGTAAGTTAGTTGCTGCTATGGTAACTTCATCGGTAGTTAGAGATACTTGGAAAAAGTTATATGGTCAAACTTTAGTTGGTGCATCAACTACTTCTCTTTATGGAATTCACTCAATGTATAATGGTATTCCACATTGGAAAACTCTTGGGGAATCAAAAGGTAGAATAAGTATTAAGCCAGATGATGCAACTTATGATAGTTGGCATCAATGGTATAAAGAAGAGTATCCCGAAAAGTATAAAAAAGCTACAACACCAAAACCTGGAGTTTCAGGACCAGTAACTGGAATTAAACAAAAGATTTTAGGACTAATTTATAAAGAATTAGGAATTAAGTTATCTACATATGAGCATGGTTTTAAGAGAGGTATATATTTTGCAGACATTTATGAGAATGGAAAAGAATTTTTACGGGGAGAGATAGAAGAAAAAGCTTTGAGAATGAAAAAGAAGTATATTGATGATAGTGATTACATAATGAATTGGTGGAAACCAAAGGCTATTAGAAGGTATAAAAAGTTATTAAGTGAAGATAGAATCAAACCAGAAAAGTTATTTTATTCAGATATCTTAAATACAACCTGGGAAGATACAAAGGAAAGGTATTTAAGTGAAGTTGGACGCTAAAAAAGTTGTTTATTACGGTTTTTCTGATGATACCTATTTAATAGAACTTGCTGAAGAGTGTAAAAGAAAAGAAGAAGTGTTAGTTGTTATTACACCAGTTGTTAGAGAATATAAACAACCACTTTTAGACGCAATGGAAATATTAAAGGAAGATATTTGGATATATGAAGTTCAAATGGGAATGAAAGTTGTATTAAAATCAAGAGCAAATAAGTTTTGTGAAATGGATAAATTAGCGAGGCTTTATAATGAATAATATTTTTGTATGTTGGGTAGAATCAGATAATAAATTATATGATAAAAGGTTATATCAAAGTTGTGAACGTTTAAATATAAATCCTACAGTTTTTGGTAGATATATAAAATGGAAAAAACCAGTTGATAAAATTGTTACATTAAAAGAAGGATTAGATACTACTAATATAAAAGAAGATTATATTCTTTTTATTGATTCAAGGGATGTTTTATTCTATAAAGGATTAGAAGAAATAGAGAAAAGATTTACAGAAAATTTTACAGAATCAAAAGTAATATTTAATGCAGAAACAAACTGTTATCCATTTGATTCTTTGGAAGATTCCTATCCAAACCCTAAAGAAAAATATAGATTTTTAAATTCTGGTATGATGATAGGAAAAAAAGATTCTTTTATAAAATTAATTAATGAAGTTTATCCATTGTTTGTAAAAGAGGATTCTGAATTAGGTTCAGATCAGGGTGTATGGACTAAAATATTTTTAAAATATGATGAAAAATATGGTAATGATAATCCTATAGGATTAGATTATGATTGTAAAATATTTCAAGTGTTATGGGATGAACATTATGGTAGGAGTGCTAATTTTGATATAATTTATAATAGTAAATATATCTACAATAGACGTACTAATACAGAACCTTGCATTTTTCATATGCCAGGTCCAACAACTACTGATTCACAAGTATGGAAAATTATTAATAACCGTTATGGTATGCGAAAAAAGAGGGTTGTATTTGAACATATATAAATGGTTACCTGAAGTTGATAATGATAAGGAATATGAGTATAAAATTCTTGTATATCCTAACATAACTTATATGAGGGATCTGGAAAAAGATTCTTATGTAGTTGTTTTACATAATGTTATAAAAGAATTAAATAAGATAAGAGATGATATTCATTGGACTATTTTATCACCTATGGATATTAAGAGTTTGATGTTTGAAAATACAACTCAAATTCCTATTAACTTACCATCTTATCCAAATTCTATGAGAGCACACTTTAATTTTGAAGAAATTAAAAAAGTATTGAGGTGGAAAGAAACAGATTATGACGTATTATATTCTCATTTGCCAGAACATACATTACAGTTATCAAATATGTTTAATAATGAGACTAATATTTCACCAAAAATAGTTGGATATAGTCATTGGTTTGAAGTACCAGAAAATACTGCATATAATAAAACTATGTTAATGCATAATATTGCAGGTATGTTAGAGATGGAAGAATGTGGAGTAAATTCAGAGTGGTTAAAAGATTTAGTTTTAGATAAAGTTGCAGGAACATATCACCCAAGAATAGTTCATAGTTTAGAAGAAATAATTCAACCACATTATTTAGGAATTGATAAAGTTGATATGAAATCTACACCAACTGGTAACAATATTATTTTTAATCATAGAGATAATGAGTATACAGGGTTTAGATGGTTTATTAACCAGATGGATTTGTTGTGGGAAAAAAGACAAGACTTTACAGTTTATACTACTTTAGCAGATATAGATAAACCTTATGCAAAAAGAGTTAAAATAAGTGATAGAAAAGAATACTTAAAATTCTTAAAATCTATGAAAGTGGGTGTAGGTTGTTTTCAGAAGTACTCAGCTTGGTCAATAGCAACAACTGATTCTTTAAGTATGGGAGTACCGTATGTTTTACCAAATAAATTATGTTATCCTGAAATGGTTGGTAAAGACTATCCATTGTTATATAAAGATAGTAAAGATTTTTTAAAAAAAATAGAACAAGTATTAAATAGTGATTTTGTGAGAGACGTAGCATCAATATATTTAAAGAAAAGTATTAATGATTTTAAATGGGAAAATAGAGTTCCATCTTGGTTTAATAAATGGAACTTTTTAAAACCTGAATCGTTTAAAGTAATTGGAGATAGTAGTGAATCGTATCCAAAAATCGTAGACTTTATTCATAAAAAGAAATCAGTAAGTAAAAAGGATATTTTAGGACATATGGGTTGGGGTGTTAGAATATCATTTAGTCATTATAGGAACAGGTTACGAACTGAACCTACAATTAAGTTAACAAAAAATAGGTATGAGGTTATATGAAACAATTAACAGCAGAACAAATCCAAGAGAATTGGAATAAGTTAATACAACTTATTAAAGATACATTTCCAGAAGATTATCCTGATAACAGAAGGGAAAAACTTCTTAAAATGTATCATCATTTTGAAGATAGAATGACAGTAGCGCCCGCAAGTGGTAAAGAACATTATCACAATGCACACGTTGGTGGTTATGTAGAGCACGTTCTCCACGTAACAGATTTAGCAGTACAGATTAAAGAGATGTGGGAACTAAACAAAGCAACTATTAATTTTACAGATGAAGAATTAATATTTGCAGCTATACATCATGATTTAGGTAAAGTTGGTGATTTGGATAAAGATTATTATGTCCCACAAGATTCAGAATGGCATAGAAAAAATCGTGGTGAAATCTTTACACATAATGGTGAACTATCTTATATGACAGTTACAGATAGAGCTATATTTTTACTTGGACACTTTCAAATTCCAATGAGTGAGAATGAATATATAGGTTTAAGATTGACAGATGGGTTATATGAAGAAGCAAATAAAAACTATTATATTAGTTGGAATCCCGATTGGGGATTAAAATCTAATATAGCTTATATTCTTCATCAAGCTGATAGTATGGCTACACATATTGAGTCAGATATGTGGAAACGTGGAGAGGACGCAGAACAAAAAGAGGAAAAAGTACATCTTGATAATATAAGAACTGCCGCTAAAGTAGATGGTACAGAAAAAGTTGGAGATGTTGATATGAAAAAACGTAGTCAAGATTTGTTTGATGAATTATTCGGAGGTAAAAAATGATTGTAGAAATAGTATTAGGAATTGCTGTTCTCATTGAAGGATATGTAATTTGGAACTTAACAAGAAAAACAGAAATGTTAGAAACTTGGGTAGAAGGGTTTTCTAATAGTGTAACGAATGTTAGTGAAGAACTTAAAGAAATAGATGCTACTGGTCATTTTGAAGCAGATGATGAGATTGGAACTATATTCACAGGAATACAAGAAATAATTAAAGATTTACAAGAAACATTAGGAGAAGAAGTAGATGCCACGTAAAAAAGCAAAGTCAAGAATGTACTTTACACAAGTAACTGAAGATGCTATCGTAAGATATAATAAATCAGAAGATCCTATTTTAAGAAATACAATTTATAATGATCATATAGCTTATGCATTTGATAAATTAGCAGAGAATATAATTCACACATTTAAGTTTTATTATTTTGATGTTCCATCAGAACAGGTTAAGCACGAAGTAGTATCTTTTCTTGTAATGAATATGCATAAGTTTAAGGAAGGTAAGGGTAAAGCATTTTCTTACTTTTCTATAGTTGCAAAAAATTATCTTATTTTAAATAATAATAATAATTACAAAAAGATGAAAAGTCATAGGGAATTAGATGTATTAGACTTTAAAAGAAACTTATCTAGTGAATTACAGGTTATAGCAGATAAGGAAACCTATGAAGAATTTACAAGTATGATGTTAGATTATTGGGAGAATAATTTACCTAATATTTTTAAGAGACAAAAGGATATTCTTGTTGCAGATGCTGTATTAGAGTTATTTAGGAGATCACAAAATATGGAGAATTTTAACAAGAAAGCTCTTTATGTATTAATAAGAGAAATGACTGGTTCTAATACTCAACATATTACAAGAGTTGTTAATGTAATGAAACGGTATTATAAGAGATTATTTAAGGAATATCAGTCTACTGGTTCTATAGATACCTCTAATACAGGTTCTATATTTTAAAGCAAAAAAAAAGGGGATTATGTGAATCCCCTTTTTTGTTTTATTCCTTATGAAAAGGCCTTTACTTACGGAATAAACCCACTAACACCAATAGAGCGACTAATCCTGCAAAACCAGAATTGCCAAACTTATCTATAATTGATGTCAGGTTACCTATAACATTAACGCCAAAAACACCACTTCCAAACAATACTTCGCCTACGGCTCCGATTGCTATGAAAGAGGTCATTAGATGAACCATATCATCTAACCAACTTTTGACTGTAGTTATGACTTCCTTCATGGTTATTCTCCCGTTTGTTTTAACAAAAAAGGGTCTATCCCTTTTTCTATATTGAGATATCTATACTAAACATCTCACATATATAACTATTATATATATTTAGTAAAGAATTTCGTTATATATGTATATAACTGTCATTTTTGCGTTTATTAATATTTATAATTGAGTTATAATATCTAATCGAGGAAACAATTATGAGTGTAGAATTTGAAATATTTGAAGGAAAAAGTTTATCATCCTTATTTGAGGATATTTATGAGAATTCAAAAACAAATAAAACCCAGCTTGAACTGTTAGTTAAGGAAGTAGCTGGTTTTATAAAGGATGGTGATATGGCAGTTCAACTTATTCCTATGATAAAAGAATATCTTGAAATTAACGTAAAAAACGATGAACAACTTGTTAAGTTAGCTCAAGTTGTACAGCGCTTAATTGCGGCTGAAAGTCGCTCAGGGGCTGAAGGGGAGTTTTTATTGTCTGATAGAGAAAAAGAACAATTAGTAAAGGATTTAGATACTGTTGTTGGTGATCTACAAAAACGTTCAGATGATATAACTCATGAAATTGAGACTAAACAAGTACCAGAGGTAAATTAATATGGCATATAAATCAAGACCAGGTGCATCAAAGGATTTTAAACCTTTTACTGGTGGTTTACCTAATTTAAGTCAAATACATAATTCGTTAGCAGGAGTAGAACAAAGATTAAGGTCTACGGAGTTTTACGAATTAGAGGCTACAGAGGTTATTGATGTAATACTTAATGAAGAAGATTTACCATTAGAAGCAGATGGTACACCAACCTATTCATTAATAGGAGCTATTAAAGGTAGAATGGTTAATAGTCAACATAAACAACCTGAAAGTAGGTTAGGGTGGATTCAACCAATGGATGCAAACATAAAACAGTATCCTCTTATTGGAGAATATGTTATAGTTGGAAGATATTTAGGTAGATATTATTATGCTCAAACTATTAATATGTTAGGTTCACCTAATAGTAATAGTTATCCAGGATATAGTGGTGATAAAGCTTCACTTACTGATAATACTACACGTCGGCGTGCTCATAATAGGTCAAGAGAGGTAGGTGCGACTAAAACACCAAATAAGGCTGCGTCAGGTGAGGTTACAGTTGGGGATCCATTTGTTCCAAATCCATTAATCAGGCAACTTCAACCTACCTTTGGTGATGTTATATTTAATGGAAGATTTGGACAATCTATAAGATTTGGATCTAACCCAGATACTTTAGAACCAAACATACTTATTAGAGCTGGACAACTTACAGATGCTGAAGCATTTGGTAAAACTGCGGATGTAGATGATTTAAAAAATAATGCAAATAAGCCAGTTACGGAAGATATTAATGCAGATGGGTCTTCTTTATGGATAACTTCAGATCAAGAGGTGCCATTGGAAGTAGCTATAGAAAGTGATTTAACTCCGACTATAGATGGTAAACAAATTATATTAAATTCTGATAGACTTCTATTTAATGCTAAAAATGGTGGAGATATATTTTGTTATAGTGCAAATGATATAAATTTTATAGCTACAACACAAACTGTAGTAGAATCACCTAAAATATTTTTAGGAAATGTGGAAGCAACTGAGCCAGTAGTTAAAGGACAAATATTGGTTGATTTATTATTGGAGTTAATTGGGATTCTTGATGGAATCCATACAGTACCAACTCCAGCCGGTCCGATTCCAAAACTTAATGTCGCACAAACTACTACTGGACCGTTAGCAAAGGCTTTTGCAGATATAAAAGGTAAAGTAAAAGATATTTTGAGCGAACAAAATTTTACAGTATAATATTATGGGTTGGAATATATTTAAAGATACATATAAAAGAAGTTGGGAAACATTTGAAAGTGGTGAAGATGCTGCTAAATTGATTGCTGATCAATATCATTTAGCAGTTATGACAGCAAACCCAATACCACCATTTCTTGAAGGTTCACAAGGAGCTGCATTTGGTGGAGTATATGCAGGTGGTAATAAGGCTGGATTAGCTAGTGCATTAAAATTAGCTTTTAATGCTACTATAAATGGAGTTGCGCCAGTATTTAAAATAGGACAACAATTAAAATTAGGATTATTGTCTTATTGGGTGCCTGGAACACCATTAACTAATGGTGCACTTATTATGGTTAATGCTGGAGTACCATTGTGGATAGATTATCCACCTAGTTATCCAAGGGATTCGTTAGATAAATTCTTAGATGATTTGGTACAGGCATTTAATACACATATGATAGGACTTTCAGGAATGATTCCAGGTCCAGTACCAGTACCATTTGTAGGATATAAGGTTTCAAATTAAAAAAGGGAGTTAGTAATGAAGAAAAATGAATTGGTTAATATAATAACAGAAATAGTACGCAGAGAAGTTAAAAAAGAAGTTAAACGGATATTTATTAATGAAAGTTCTTCCATGAAACTTTCAGCTGCTATTCCTAAAATTAAATCCAATAAAGTTGTATCAACTAAAAAGATATTACAAAAACCTAAGAAGAAATACGTGGAATATACTAAAAACCAAAGTTTAAATAAAGTGTTAAATGAAACCGTTGGTGGAATTCCACAAGGTGAAGGTGGAGGTCCACAAGTTGAAGGATACGAAGAATATCCAACAATGACTGGAGAAGTATTTGATTCAAATAGGGTTGATGAGTTAGCAGGTGGTGGTGATGTACAAAGACAAAGAGATATTGCTGCAGTACAAACACTTAAGGAAAAGGGATTAAATGTTGATGAGGTTCCTGAAGATCTTATGAATGCACTTACAAAGGATTATACTGAAATATTACAGAAATCTGAAGAAATAACTAAAAATAGACGGGGTGCGTAATAAATGCCTAATACAAGACAAGATGATATAAATCCAAACACATGGATAGGTTTAACTTTTCCATTAGGAAGAAATGAAGGTGTTGGATTTTTTAATCAAAGTAAAACATTACAGGAACAAGCAAAAAGTAATTTACAAAACTTGTTGTTGACTATTCCTGGTGAAAGAGTATCTCAACCAGAATTTGGATCGAGTTTACATCATGTCTTGTTTGAACAAATGGATTCTGATTTAAAAACATCAATAGAAGATTCAATTAATGAAGCAGTTGAAATGTGGTTGCCATATGTAACTATTACGAATGTAGATGTTACATTTGATACTGCAAATCCAAATTTAGCTAATGTAGCTATAGAATTTAGTACTACCTTAACACCTGATGCACTTGATGAATTAACTTTAAACTTTGAAGGTGGTAATGTATAGGAGAAAGTAAATGCCAGCTAAAGATATAAAAAAAGAAGTTAGATATTTAAATAGAGATTTTGCTAGTTTTAGAAATAATCTTATTGAATATGCAAAAGTATATTTCCCAAATACATATAATGATTTTAATGAAGCATCACCAGGAATGATGTTCATAGAAATGGCATCATATGTTGGAGATGTACTTTCTTACTATATTGATCAACAGTTTAAAGAATCTCTATTAGCATTTGCAGAAGAGAAAAAAACTGTATATGAAATTGTTCAATCTTTAGGATATAGACCTAAATTAGCATCACCAGCTATGGCAACAGTAGATTTTTTCCAAACTGTACCTGCTATAGGATCTGGGGATAGTGTAAAACCAGATATGGATTATGCATTAACAATTAATGCTGGATCTCAGGTAAAATCACAAACAAATAATATTATATTTAGAACGTTAGATGACGTAAATTTTAAATTTTCAAGTTCTTATGATCAAATTACTACGGATATATTTGAAGTAGATAATGCTACTAATTTACCAACAAAATATTTACTTAAAAAGAGTACTAAAGTTGTAAGTGGTAAAATGGCTACAGAGTATTTTGATTTTCTTGGAGCAACTAAGTATTCTAAGATTACTCTTGCAAATAAAAATGTTATGGATATTGTTAGTGTAACAGACAGTGATGGAAATGATTGGCATGAAGTAGGATTTTTAGCACAAGATACGGTATTTATAGAAACAGAGAATAATTCATCTACCGATCCAGAATTATCACAATATAATGATACTTCACCTTATTTACTAAAACTTAAAAAGGTTGCTAGACGATTTACAAGATTTATAAACGGAACTGATAAGACTGAATTGAGGTTTGGTGCGGGTATTTCAGATAGTCCTGATGAAGAACTGGTTCCAAATCCAGATAATATTGGATCTTCACTTCCAGGAGGAGTAAACAATTTTGATACGGCATTTGATCCAGCAAATTTTCTAAATACAAAGACTTATGGACAAGCACCACAAAATACTACCTTAACAGTTATATATTCTTATGGTGGTAGTACAGATGATAATGTAGCGCAAGGTGAGGTTAGAAATATATCAGATATTTCCTTTACGATTGATGATAGTGCGCTCGATTCTGCTGTTATTGGGGCTACTAAAAATTCTGTAGCAGTTACAAATGTAGTGCCTGCAACAGGTGGTCAAAGTTCAGAGAGTTTAAGAGAGATGAAAGAAAATTCATTGGCATATTTTCAGGCTCAACAAAGGGCTGTAACAAAAGAAGATTACATAACTCGTATATATTCTATGCCACCTAAATATGGAAATATAGCAAAAGCGTATATGGTACAAGATGAACAATTAGAGGCATCTACAGATGCAGTTATGGAAAAAGTTAAAGGTGGGAATGTAAATAAATCAGGAGTATTAGAGAAACCACTTAGTGCAGATCAGGAAGAACTATTAGCTAAGAAATCAGCTTCTGCTACGAGAATATCAAATCCATTAGCGCTTAATGCGTATGTTCTTGGATATGATTCTACTAAAAGATTAGTAAGACTTAATCAAGCAGTTAAAGAGAATATACAGACACATCTTGGACAATATAGAATGGTAACAGATGCAATTAATATTAAAGATGCATGGGTTATTAACATAGGAGTTACATTTAATATCTTAACTGCTAGAGGATTTAATAAGCATGAAGTTGTATTGAAATGTATAGAAAAAATTAAAGACTTCTTTGATATAGATAAGTGGCAAATTAATCAACCAATTATCGTTGCAGACTTAGTTTATCAATTATCGTTAGTTGATGGAATAGCTGCTACAGTTCCACCTAAAGAAAATAATCCAAATGGACTTCCAATAGTAATAACTAATAAATGGAAGAAGGCAAATGGATATTCTGGTAACATATATGATATAAATGAGGGTACGAAAAATGGAGTTATATATCCATCTGTAGACCCAAGTATTTTTGAATTGAAATATCCTAATACTGATATATTAGGAAAAGCTGATGGAGATATTTAATGCATTATTTTGAATTTGCCCAAAAAGACGCTACATTATATGAGGGTGCAGCTACCCAAAGTGTGAATACAGGTCTCGATGAAATTCTTGAGATAACAAAAGATATGAATGATGCTGCTACAGTAATAAATGTATCTAGAGTATTAATAAAATTTGATTTAAGTTACATTTCATCGTCTGTAAGTAGTGGTTTAATACCTTCTAATGCAAAGTATTATTTAAACTTATATGATGCACATCCACAAGAGTTAATCACTTCAGAGTCATTGTATGCATATCCAGTTAGTCAATCTTGGGACATGGGTATGGGTAGATATAATGATTCTCCGTGGACTCTTGAAGGTGTTAGTTGGAGATATAGAGATGGATTTGTTGCAGGTACTCAATGGGTTAGTCAAAGTAATGACACTGGTGGAACTTGGTTTAGTGGTAGTGGATATGCAGCATCACAATCCTTTGATCATGAGTCAAAAGATATGAGAATGAACGTTACTGAGTTAGTTGATAAGTGGTTAACATCTACAGTTCCAAATGAAGGATTTATATTAAAGAGGTCAGGAAATATAGGTAATAGTGATAGTACTTTGGATGAAGGTAATAGTATAAAATTTGGTAATTTTTCATTTTTCTCAAGGGATACTCACACAATATATCCACCAAAATTAGAAGTAGAATGGGACGATTCAAAATGGTCAACAGGGTCATTATCCGCACTTTCAGGAACGGATGTAGAGAATTTATTAGTTTATATGAAGGGGTTAAGACCAGAATATAAGGAAGATTCTAAGGTTAGATTTAGACTTGTTGGTAGAGAAAGGTTTCCAACCGCAACTTATGATACCACTCCGTCTAATTTAGTAGTAAAGTATTTACCAAGTGGAAGTAGTTATTACTCAGTTAGAGATGCATACACAGAAGATGTTATTATACCATTCGGAAGTGGTTCAAAAGTAAGTTGTGATTCAACTGGTAATTACTTTAATATGTGGTTAACTGGATTACAACCAGAAAGAGATTATCGTATACTATTTAAAGTGGTGAGTGGAAGTGGAGTTGAAAAATTAGATCAATTTTTTGATAATAATTTCGAATTTAAAGTAGTAAGATAACATGCCTTATACAAAAGAACAGTTAGTAAGTAGTGAACACTTTCAGGACATTCTTTCTGCAAATAGAAGAATGTTTGATGAACAAGTAGAGAGAGAATTCACTGCTATGAAGGTGAGTGGATCAAGTGCTAATTCAACACCTACTCTCAGAAACAGTGATAATTCGGTTATTCTTTTTGAAGATCCTGATTTTGGTGGTGGATTAAATAGACCTAATCAATTTGTAGAAGTTCAACAAACAAGACCTATAATGAAAAAGAATATGATTGACTCTACGTTGAATAGAGATATAGAAGAATTGGGTCATTCTGCAGATCAAGGAAAAGGATTATCAGTATCAGAATTCTTTTCAGAATATGAAAGACTTAGAGAAGATATTAAAGGTTCAGGTTTAATTGATTCACATCAATATTTAGTTGAAGTTAGTCGCACATACCTTTCAGGTGAAGAAGATTCTGAATTAGTTCAATTAAAAGA